GCGCTCCTGAACCCGGCGCCAGAATTCAACCTCCTTTGCCCGTATGGCGGCGATGGTTTCCTCGTCTCGCTCGATCTGATGCAGGCGCAGGTCGTCGACGCCAATCAAAGCCGCTACGATGGCCCGCTTGCGCGGCTTGACCATCAGGCCGTGCATGACCTGGGCGGCGTAGTAGAGCGGGATCTCGTCTGTGTCCTGCTCTCCCCAGTCCTTGGCGGCGAACGGGCTGACGGTCTTGATTTCCGCGTTGTGCTCCTCGCCGTCGATGAGCAGTTCCAAGTCAAGCTCGCAGGCAAGGAACGGGAATTCGGGGTCCTGGTATCGCGCGTTGCGGTCGATGATCTGCACGTCGTGCCCGCGGTCCAGCAGTTCGTCGACGAGCATCTCGACAACAACCGGCTCCCAGCGGTGGCCGCGATCAAACAGCCTTTGCTTGGATTTGGTAACTTCCTCGAAGAAGTCTCCGATCTTCTCTTGATAGAGTTGGAAGGGGCTTTTCCATGGCGATACGCCAAGGATGGCGGAAACGTCGCTGCCGCCAATGAATGCTGTGCGGTCGTGTTGGGTCATTGCTCCACCCCGACAAGCTCTTCCAACGACAGGCGCGCCTCGATCAGTGCCTGACGGGCTTTGGCCAGGTCTCCCTTGCTGGCGGCTACTTCCGCCGTGGCCAGGAAGCTGCGGACGTCGCTGATGACATCGAGCGTTGGGTCCTCGTCGTCGTCCATTGGCGCGCGCGGGTCAAGCGGGTGGCTGGCGTAGGCTGGCCAGGTCGGCGCGTCTCCGACGCCGAATTCGGTGAACTTATTTGCTTGCATTGTGGGTGCTCGCGTAAGTGGTTGCTGGGTGCGCAGACATCTGAGCGCACTCGTAGTCAATGCGCCCGACTACGCCGAACGCCAGAATGATTACCAGCAGGGCTAGCGGCGGATTCATCAGCGGCACCCCAGATAATGGTCTTCGGCAATCCTGATGCCGTGCTCAAGCCGGTACGCTTTCTCCGGCTGAACTTCTGTTGCTTCCTGCTGACGGCGAGCGATGGCCTGCTCGTGGAAACGCTCGTGATCATCAATCACCTTCCTCGCATCGTGGATCAGATGCGGAGGCAAATATGAGTCGGCGCTGAACGCCGGTTCGTGTCCTGCGGCCTCTGCGACGATGGCGCGCAGCACTTCAATGGCGCGCTCATTCATGGCCTTCATCTCCGCCACCGAGCGCGCCACACGTCGTGGTCCGCCTCTTCTTCGTCGCTCATTGCGCCGATGCACTGAGCGATCAGCAACGCTGCCGGAACGGACAGCACCAAAAAAACGTACTCCAGCATCTTTTCCTCCTTGGTTGATGTGGTGTCACTGGCCGGGATTCCCGCCCCAGCGCCAGCTTCCTTAGTTGCTCGACCTGATATCCGCCGTCGATCGCGGTGGCCAGTGACTCGGAAGCCGCCTCGCCTTCTCTTATGCACGGCACAACGCTCTTCTGTTGGCGGTACAGCTCGGCGGGGCTGCGCGTGAAGCGGCTTGCGAGTCTCGGTTCCGCAGCAGGCCAGGGTGATGTCGTGCCCTTAGCCTTGTGTCCGGACGGGCAAGGCTCAAACCGCCGGGGCCGGGAGTCGGGTGGGATGCACTGGGAACCGATGGATGTATTCTACACACGTGTTGAGGATTGTCAACACGTGGGGAGCGTAGGCACAAAAAAATTCCGCGAGTGCGAAACGCGGAACACTGGCGCGGAATCTGCGGAAAGTGGCGCTATTTGTTGGCGGTCACGGCCCGCGCTGATACTGCTATCACGTGGCTCCCGAACGTTGTGCCCGCCTATCCCACGTGTTGACTTTTCAATCCCCACGTGTGTATCATTGGCTCATGAACGCACTTACACGAGCAATTGAAATCTCCGGCGGCCCGGCTGCTTTGGCAAGGTCTATCGGAAGGTCCGTGCAAACGGTTTGCAACTGGACGCTGCGCGGGAACGTGCCGGCAGCGCATTGCCCATCTATCGAGCGCGCCACCAAAGGCGCCGTTCGCTGCGAGGACATCCGGCCTGATGTGGACTGGGCCGTGCTGCGGAACTCCAGCGAGCGGGTTGCCGCATGATCACCGCCTTCCGTCGCGCATCCTGCATGCAGTACGCAGGACAACCAGACCGGGACGGTCTTGGCAGACCCGTTGCTCGAGGCACCGCATGCGCGACCTGCCCGGAATGCGATGTCCCGCACGGCGATGTTGGCATTGCCGGCGCTGATCTGCGCGGGCGCCTCGAAGTAGAGGACGGGCGACTGCAGATCGTCTGGCAGTGCCCTGAGTGCAACCGCACGATGCACGAAGATACCGATTGGCTGTCGGTAATCGAGGATGAAAAAAAAGTCAAGGCGGACCCGCTGTGCGTGTTCTGTCGGCAGGTGGCCGCATGAGCACCAACCACCAGCAGCCGCTCGTTCCCGCGTTCGCAGCCGCAGCAGCCGCCATCTTTGCGGCATACCTGCTGAACTGGCTGTTGTCATGATTTCCTCCTGTGCCCGCGTTTCCCGTCTGGTCGCGCGGGCCTTTGCCGGCCTCTCGGGGTCGGCTTTTCTTTTTCTGTAGCCATGCCAGAGATCAGATTCGAGGCTAAGCAAGAGACGTGCGCTGTCTTGGATGGGTATTGCTCGGCCACTGGCAGGTGCCGTACCGCGTTTATCAACAGCCTGCTTGACGAGTGGGCGGAAAAGAAGCTGCATGAAGCCAGAGTAGTGGTCAGGGTTGCCGACGGCAATCCGGGCTTGTCGGAGTCGCGTCGGAAAGGGGCTGCATGATGCGCGTCTTGGTTGCTTGCGAATTCTCCGGGCGCGTCCGCCAGGCGTTTCGCAACGCTGGGCATGATGCTTGGTCGTGCGATCTGTTCGAGGACTCAGAAGATGGCAGCCCGTTCCATGTGCGTGCGGATGCTGTCGAGATGGCTTATTTGCAGCAGTGGGATTTGATGATTGCGCATCCGCCATGCACGCATCTGGCCGTGAGCGGGGCGCGCCACTTTAACGAAAAGCGCAGGGACGGAAGGCAGCAGGCCGCGCTTGATTTTGTCCGCTCGCTGATGGATGCGCCAGTCGAGCGAATCGCAGTCGAGAACCCGGTATCGATCATAAGCACGGCGATTCGTCGCCCTGACCAGATCATCCAGCCGTGGCAGTTCGGACACGGCGAGACAAAAGCAACGTGTTTGTGGCTCAAGGGGCTTCCGAAGCTGACGCCGACGAAGATAGTTGAAGGCAGGTCGGCGGCAATCCATCGGATGCCGCAGACCGCCGACAGATGGAAAAAACGCAGCCGGACCTACGCAGGAATTGCGCAGGCGATGGCAGACCAATGGGGGAAATTATGAGCATTGAGGAATGCAAAGGCGCCGTTTGCGCCGCAAACCCGGAAGCAATCGCTGCGTTGCTCGACGGCAACGGCGAACTGGCTGCGGCGCTTGTCGTGCCTGAGAAGGACACGCAGGCGCTGATCGATCTGGCGAAGTACCAGCACCAGGTCTTGTCCGAAATCGCGGCGATCCTGGACGACAGCCAGGGCTTTGCCGAACTGATGCGCGAAACCATCCGCATCAAGTGCGGCTTTGTTTTGCGCGCGGCGGCCAAAGCAGGGCTTGCGCCGTGAGCGCCGGAAGCTGTGGCCCGGTTGATGGTGGCGACGCTGAAGCTATCGATTCGCCGCCAGTGACGCCAGAAAAGAACGCGCAGGAACTGACGATCTTGAGCGCTACACGCATCAGGTTTTGTCATACATCGCAAATCACGTGGACGACCGCAAGGGGTTTGTCGTGAGCGTCGGTAGCCATGGCCCGTTCGAGGCCGGTGACGTCGAGGCTTGCGAGTCGGAGTTCGATTCTCTCTGCATCGAAGTCGAGGCACTCAAGGCGGAGAACCGGCTGCTGAAAAGAGAGGTCCGGACGATGCTCGACACCATGCGGTGCGCCAGCGATGTTCTGACGAAACTGATTGAGGAAACGAAATGAAACCCGAAGAAATAGATCAGGAAATCAAGGACAAGGGTCTGACGGCGCCGCGTGTGACGCTTGAGGATATCGAGGAGAACATCGCCAGCGAGTATTACTTCACCGCTGCGAACGGAGTCAACGGAGAAATGGGGCTCGGCGGCGTGCCGTACGTATATGAAAATTCATTAAATCTTATCACGTTCTGCCTCCTCGTCCTGCGCAACGGATTCACCGTCACCGGAGAGTCGGCCTGTGTTAGCCCGGAAAACTTCGACGCTGAGCTTGGCCGGAAGATCGCACGGCAAAACGCCATCACCAAGGTCTGGCCGCTGATGGGTTACGCGCTCCGGGAGCGCCTTTTTCTACGGGAGGAAAAATGAGAGGGATTTCCGCACTGCTCGCCATTGCCGGGATATCCGCGGCATGGCACGACACCGGAAGAAACATGATGTCGTCTGGTGGAATGATTCTTTCCTTGCCGAATAAATACGAACGCGTCGGCAAAGGCGTTGCGCAGGCCAAGCGCGAGGCGATCAAGCTTCGCTGCCGGAAGGCTCACCGCCATGCACTGCCGGGGGAGCGCATCATGACCGAGGAAATCACTCGGCGCCCGAATGGCGCATACCTGATTGAGTCGGCGCCGAATCGCCGGCAATACCTTGCGGCAAAAGCGGCGCGCGAGATTGTCGAGCGCATCATGGCGCCGATAACGGCGGCCGTCGCAGGATACCGCGCGGAACTGGATCACGCTCTGAACGCGGACGCGGTTTATCTGGGGCCGGGCAAATGATCTATCCGTTTGCTCTGCCCGATGGTCCCATCCATTCGTTTCAGGCTCTGCCTGCACCACTTCCCGACTGCGTGCAGGCGCAACTCAAGGCGCTGTCGGCGAAGTGCGCCGGGCTGACCGGCGAGGAATTGCTGCATGCACAAACGCGGCTCAACGAGTACGCCGACAAGGTGCGAGACGTGCTCGGCGTTGAGTTTGTGCGGCGCGAGTTTTTGTTGGTACTGCGCGCGTGAAGCGCAAGGTCAAGACGTACCGGAAGAAGCTACGACTGCTGACCGGAATGCAGTGGGTGCGCTCGATCACTTTCGCGCAGAAACTGCGCGCGTTCGGACAGGTAGCGCTGTTTGTGTCTACCGGGAAGCGCGCATGAACTACGGCACGCACCCGCTTACCGTCGAAGGCTATCGAGAGCGGACCGCTGCCGATCTGCGCGGCATCCCGATTACCGCGCACGGCTACAAGTGTGCGGTCTGTAAGCGGGCGTGGAACAAGGGGACTGCCGGTCGAAAGAAGGAGGCCAGCGGTGGTTGGCGGTGCCCGGATTGCGTGGCTATTTCCAAAGTGGAAACAACCACCGAGCACGGCGCTGGAGCCAGCCTGAAATGACCGCAGCGCGCAAGAAATGGACGGACTTCGCGGCCAAGGCATCGACACAGCCCGCGCTGTTTGAAGCGCCTGAGCAGCCTCGCAGGCGCCGTGCCGGCACATGCAAGAAGCCGTCTATCCCTGAGCGGGACATTCAGCGCCAGATCCTTGCCGGTTTGCTTCTGCACCCCCTGGTCGCGCGCATCGAGCGTATCAATGTGATGGCGGGGCGGCTGTTCGGCAAGGACGGCAAGCCGTCGCGGTTCATGCGGTCGTGCGCCAAGGGGCGCGTCGATCTGGACGGGTTCAGCACGTCGGGCAAGGTCATTGCCATCGAGGTCAAGCGGCCGTCGACACGCAACAACCTCACCGAGGAGCAGCGGGCATACCTGGAGCAGGTGAAGCGGGCTGGCGGGCTGGCCGGCGTGGCGACGTGCTACGAAGAGGCGGCGGCGATTGTGGAGGGGCGAGGGTAATGGCCAGAGCAAGAAACATCAAGCCGGGTTTTTTCCGAAACGCTGACCTTGTTGAACTGCCAGTCGAGGCAAGGCTGCTCTTCGTTGGACTCTGGACCCTGGCAGACCGAGAGGGCCGTCTCGAAGACCGCCCAAAGCAGATCAAGATGGAGATATTCCCTGCCGACTGCTTCGACTGCGATGCGCTTCTCACTTCCTTGGCCGGAACCGGAATGATCGAGCGCTACGAGGTCGGCGGGAAGCGGTATCTGCACGTGGTCAATTTCACGAAGCACCAGAATCCGCACC